TTGATCTTTTGGTTATAAATGTCGCGCCAATAGAGACTGCAAGATCTTCTAGTATGCCCCTGCGTTCTTCGCCGTATCTCGGAGCTTTTACCGCTGCAACCTTTAGAGTCCCGCGCATTGCATTCATAATTAATGCGGCCAGGGCCTGTCCTTCAATATTGCTGGCGATTATGACGAGGGGTCGCGACTCTCTAGCTACCACCTCTAAAATTGGCATGATCTCTTCTACCATATCAATTTCCTCATCAGTGACAAGGATTAGTGGGTCATTGTATTTAACCGCGCCGCGGCGTTCGTCTGTTATAAAAGCCGAGGCAAGGTACCCTGAGCTTAGTCTAAACCCTTCGACCACTTCTAGGCTCGTCTCTACGGAGCGCGCCTCTTCCACTGTGATTGCGCCATCTTTGCCGCACAGGTCAACAGCCCTTGCAATTAATTTTCCGATGACATCATCTCCATTCGATGATATCGTTGCTATGTGTGCAATGTCTTTTTCTGAAGATATGGGGCTGGACATGGATCCCAACACGTTGACCAACAGGCTGGTGGCCTTGTCCATACCACGCTTAAGTTCTGTCGGAGATACGCCGGCGACGAGATATTTTTGAGCTTCTCGTAAGATGGCGCGCGCCAAGACTGTAGATGTTGTCGTGCCGTCGCCTGCTAGTGCGTTTGTTTTAGAAGAGGCTTGCTTTACAATCTCTGCTGCTGCATTCATAACTGGGTCTTTTAAGTTAACGAACTTGGCAACCGTCACTCCATCTTTTGTGATGATAGGGTTTTTGTCTTTTGCGTGAAGGATAACGTTTCTACCGCAAGGGCCTAAAGTCGATGCCACGTTGTCTGCAATTGCGTCGACGCCGGCAAGTACCCTCTCTCTTAAATCAGACTTACAACTAAATATTTTTTCTGCCATGGAAACCTCGTGCTATTTATTGTATTATATCAGTTTATATTGGAATCTTTAAAAGAAGTTTGTTTATCTTTTAAATAATAGTGCTGCATTAATCGAAAATGCGGATCTGACGAAATAAAAGTCGCGATTGTATCCGGCTCTTTCCCGCTATTAGCTTTTTTCATTATCCGCTCTTTGACGTCTTCTAGACATTGTTCCAGTTCATCAAGATCTTGTAGTGCTAGCTGATCGGAAAGGACTGGCTTGTCCTCTGGGCTCATAGAGAACATTTTTTCGTACGCCTCTTCTTTTACTTCGTGAATTAGATTTAAATTGTAATAGATTTTCAGCAATTGCTTTAAGGTCAAGAGGTGGCCTCTGCCTTTTCTGCTTCGGCAGCTAGTTGATCCGATCTTGTTTTAAGTATCTTCGCGTTCTCTGCTGCTTCCGCTGCTGCTTTAAGATTGTGGTCGAGATAATACCCTGTCAAATTCTCGTTGAACAAATCTAAAGCTTCGTATAGCGGGATGACCATATCTTTCAACTGTTCATTATATTTTTCGGCTGCATTGCGGATGTCACCTTTATCCAGGCGGACGTCACCGTAGCGCTTCGCAAGCATAGAGGGTGGAAGGTTTTTTGTTTTATAATATTTTGCATCGATGTGAAACTGGTTGCCCGCAGCGGCCGAGTTCATTATTTTAAACCATCGTGCAGGATCCTTTTGAGCAATGTCGCTAAGTTTTCTACCAGCTTCGCTCGGAGTGTATTCTTTTGTTTCGGGATCCCAAACTTCTAACTCGCTTCTGCTCCATTTGTGCCGATATGTATACGGCAGGCCCATTGGGTGTTTGGGGCTCAAGTTAGCCTGCATCCATTTAAGCAGTTTTCGGCGGCTTTTGACTGTTTCTAGCCAGTTTACATCCCCCTCTGAGTCTTTAATATAAAGCCTCGCCTCCAGGTCGCTCTCCCCTAGCCCTGCGTCTTTGGCATATTGTACAAATTTGTCAAGAACTTCTTTTGGCGTGGCCTTGGCTAGCTCAACGGATCGCTCCCTGGCTCCTCTGCCGCGTGGAGATTGACCATTTCGCATTCCGGCAGCTTGTGAAATATAATTAAATTCTTTTTTTGCAGATTTATATTTTTGTTCGAGCGGGTCTTGTTCTTCCTCGCCTTCTTGCTCTTTTAGAAGAAGTTTCTCTATATCTTTATTTATTGCCTCGTCAATCTGCGGTTTATAAAAATGGTTTCCAATCCATTCCAGCACATTTGATTTATTGATAACAAAAGAGTAAAATGCCAATACTTTGTCTCCATACTTAACCGCCACTACATACTCAATTCCTTGGTCATCCTTATCTTGAAATGCTAAAAATCGCAGTAGGTTTGTTATACTGCCGGAAACCACTGTTTCCGCGGACAATAACTTAAGGCTAACAGCGCGGCCACCAGTGCCAGTTGAAGGGTCAATGAAAATTCTAATGTCCTCAATTGGAAGTTCGCCGGCGACCTTTTCTGTTACTTGGGTTCCGCGGAGCATTCCCGCCAAAAACGCCTCAAAGAGGTAACCTGCACCTGACGGGGAAAACTGCTGGATAACGGTTGATAAAAGCTCAAGGAAAATTAGGTTTGATAAGATCTCCGAGACGGATGCCTGTTCTTTGCCCACGCCCTCAAGGAAGTTGTTGATCGAGGTGATTTTATCAGGGAGGCCGGCGCCTTTAATCCCGTCCATATATTTTTCAAATATTTTTCTTGATTCGCTACCGACCACGCCCCAATCCTCTGAAATTTGGAGTTTGGGCATAAGATCCACTATGGATTTTGATTTACCTTTTACTCCCTTTTCAGCTTCTGTTAACTTATTCTTTAAGGGGCGTGGCATGCCTAGTTGTTCTTCAATTAATTTAAAAATCAACCTTGACTGCTCGTCTTTTGGTTTAAAAAAGTTTTCCACTAATTTTGTTATGTCGCTCATGTTTATAATTAGTTCTTCTTCTATTTAAAAACCTATACAACTTCGTCTGCAATCCCAAGGTCAACTGCTTCATCAGCCGTTAAATATACATTAACTTTGCGATCTAATAATTTTTTTAAATGTTTTTTTGTTATGTCAGTCTCAGAGATCAAGGCTTTGATGTGCTGCTCTTGGAGCCATCGCATCTCTTCCATCTCGTTTTCAAGATTATATATTGGCCCGTAATTACCGCCCATAATGCTGTGCAGCATCACTCGACAATTTGCTCCAATTCTACGAGACCCTTTTGTTCCTGCCGCAAGAAGCAGCACCCCAGCGGACATCACCTTCCCCATTCCAACCGTGCAGATTTCGCAGTCTTCTCGAACAATCCTCATCGCGTCATAAATTGCAAACATATCAGCTGCGCTACCACCCCACGTAGAGATATAAAAATCTATAGGCTCGTATTTGATTTCCAAGATTTTTGAGTCTAAGTCAGCTGGATCTTCGTATATAACATGTTTGCCTGATTCTCTGAGGTTTAAGAGCATGTGCGTTACGTCGGCGCTTTTCTCCTCGTCGACTTCGCCATAAAGCCCAACCGTTCTAAGCTTCGGTTTGTCGTTTAAAATTAAAAAAGGGATATCTTGTATTGGCTCTTTTTCTTTGTCGCTCTTCTTTTTTGTGCTTAACATTAATTGTCCTTTTTAGTTATAGATTGCTTTAACTTTATCGTTCCTATTAAGTTCTTGGACCTCGTAGGGAAATTGCTTTGCCCACTTGATCCAATCTTTTACACTATTAAACTCTCGACTCAATATTAAAAGAAACGTTTTAGTGTTTGGTGTGTATCCGTCCCCAACTAGTTGCCAGTCTTTTACAAATTTAAGGATCTTATTTCTTGCTCTCTTGCCGGCAATTTGATCGATCTGCATCTGATAAAGCACTTTGTTGTTATTCGTTTTCTCTACTTGCCACGCTTTTGTTTCTAGTTCCATCAATTTCTCCTTGTAGCGGTGCTGTGACGTTTCCGACCCTCATAACAATGATACCATTTTCCCAGAAAAGGTCAAGCTCTTTTTTTAAATATTTTTGCAAAATTCTCATACACTTAAGACCGCTCTGTGCGTCTTTAAAGTCTTTAAACTGGCTATCCCATTTTTTCTGTATGTACCATTTAAGAATCGAGTGGGCGACAAAGGCTCTCTCTGCGTGCACTACGTTATCAACCTTATCTATGGCGTGCACGTCATAGAGCCATTTCAAAAATGTATCCTCAATCGACATTGTTAATTATATCCTTTGTAATTAACTATGCCCCTTCTTCGTTACTTTGCTTAAAATTTGCATAGCCTCCCGCCAATTATTAAATTTTATTGTAGAAAGTTTCTCTGGGACTGCTCGGTTAAGCTTTACAATGGCATACTCTCTCCAATGCTCTAGCATTTGAGCGTCTGTGTCTTCCATTATTTTAATCTGTTCTTCCGGGGTCTGTAAGCTTTCCATTGCGCTATATTTCCAAGCTTTTACAGACTCAATGTCAAAATTGACTGTATTTAAAAGATGCAACGCGTGCAACTGTGCCTGGCGCATGAGTATAGCGGCATGCCCGAGTTGCAAAAGTTTAGATAAAAATTTATACACCACCACACCTGCTAAAAACCATAAAAATTCATACATGCTTTAACACCTATCTCTTATATATAAATTATATACCTTGAAGGCTTATTTTTTAAGGGAAATTATTTTTTATGCAGTAGTCTTTGGGCAACGCGTTTGGCTAGTTCAGCAACAATATCATCACGGCCCGGGGCGGCTTCTTCTTCAAGATCCTCTTCTTCTTTGAGATCTTGATCCGTTTCCTCCTCAAGCGAGACTTCTTCTTCAGACGAGACTTCTTCGAGCGGAAGTTCATCCGCCATTTCTGGCTCTTCTTCCGGTAGTGCCTCTTCTGGAGCCATTTCTTCTGGGGCTGCTTCTTCGCCGGCGTCTTCAACCGCGACAGAAACACCAGTTTCTGCTTCGATTGCATCAGCAATTGCATCGACTAAAGACATTACATCAAGTGGTCCCTCTCCTGGCGCTTCTGCTTCTGGTTCCAGCTCCATTTGATCGGGGGCCATCTCATCTTCTGGCGCTAGCTCTTCCTCATCTCTTTGATATGCATAACCAGCTTCTTCAAGTTCTTCTTCTTCATTAACTTCGTCAAAAAAGTTCTCGCTTAAAGGTTCGAGTTTCGCAAGTTTCATAAAACGACGAGTAACGGCTTCGCCTAACAATGTCTTATCGCTCATTTAAAAATCTCCTATACCAAAATAGTATTCAACAGTAAATAGTACTTAAAAGCGCAAAATTCAAAAAGAATATCCTTTTTTTTTGCATTTTTTCATCGCATTGTCCTGGATCTGTTTAATCCTTACGCTACTAACTCCTAGGCGTGCCGCCACTTCGAATAATGTCATTTCGTTTTGTTTTTCAATTGCGACAAAAGAGCAATTTAAATCTTTTTCATAATCAATCCAATATCTGCAATCTTGGACTGGGCAGCTAACTTTATGCTTAACACAGCACTCACTACATTCTTTCATAGTTCTGGGTGCTCCTTTTCTATTAGGTCAAAAATGCTCTCGATGTCATCTGGTTCCAACGCAAATTTTTTAACTGTATCTTTTGATTTATCGTTCATTTTCACGACAGCCTTTCGGCGGGTTTTTGGTATCTTTTTATTTTCCTTTAGTTTTTCTATAAATTTCATTATTAAATCATCTTTCTTTAAATATCCTGTAATCATTCCTCTAAAAAAGTCGGAGCTTGTTAGCCCGTCATAGTGTAATCGAATTTTAAGTTCCGCGTGGCGCTTATCCGTGTCTTGGAAAACCACTCTCTTTGTTGTTTTGCCGTAATTGTCTTGTTCGCTCATTTTTTTAATATGTGGGTGTCGCTTTCAACTTGACCCGCTGCCGTTTGTCTTATAAATATTGCGTTTTCTTGTAATTCTTTAATATTCCGCACACCAGAATAGGAAAGGCCAGATCTTAATCCACGCAACAAGTCATCTAATATAAGTTCTACTGGGCCTTTATATGGTATTGTCGTAGAGACCCCTTCGTTTGATGAGTATTTACCCCTCCAATCAATTTGTGCATCCTTGCTCGCCATCCCTCGATATTGTTTTTTAATTCCATTTTTGGTAACTATTTTATCTCCAGGTGACTCATCAGTTCCCGCCAAGAGGGAACCCAGCATGACGAAATCAGCACCAGCCGCTAGGGCTTTTGTCATGTCCCCTGAGCTTCTGATGCCCCCATCTGCAATTATCTTGGCATGCCCCTCTTTTGCCGCGGCACACTCAAATAAAGTGTGCAGACCAGGCACGCCATGGCCAGTCTGAATTCTAGTAGAACATATTGATCCCCCGCCCACGTTGCAGCGCACAGAATCCGCGCCCCAGCGAGACAGCGCCACATACCCTTCTCTTGTTGCGATGTTGCCGGCCATTATATGTACACGATGGTCGAATCGTGATTTTATCTTAGTAATCGCTTTTTTAACTAAAATATGATGCCCGTGCGCAACATCAACACAAAGTATATTCACATTATTGTTAACTAGTTCCGTGGCGCGCTCCAGATAATCCCCCTGCACGCCGATGGCTGCTGCGATATTTGGTGTTAAAAATTTTACAGCTGGTAGTGAAGAGTACAACTCTCTTGCTAAAGCGGCTTGTTCGTCAATGGGCATGTACCTATGGATCACCCCCAGCGAGCCTCTCGCTCCAAGAGTATACGCCATGTCCAAGCCAGTAACAGTGTCCATTGGGCTAGATATTATCGGGTTGTCTAGCACAATCTTATTGTCGAAACTAGCCGATAAATCAATCTCTTTCCTGCTTATAATATCTGAATACTGTGGTACCAATAGCACATCTTCGTATGTTAAACACTCATTCATTTGGGTCTTCCTTATAATAATCGTCATGAAAGTTATTGATGACATCCAGGGCAGCATTCCAGCATTTTGGACAGTACAAATTAACCTTTTTTTCTTCCTGTCGGACCACGACATACCAAGTCATCGCTTGCTCCTTATCCTTCTTATCGAAAGGCTTATTGCAAGTTAAGCAGTGATCAGGGGCTCGCGAAAATAAATTTACTTTTTCTTGTAATCTTTTCTTGGCCTCTTTTTCTTTTCTATTGGTCACAGCCCGTTTAATTTTTCTTTTCATTTTTATACCGCCTTAAAAAATCAGTTAAGAAACCATCTAGGTAGGTTTCTGAGTAGCCAGTCGTTTTTCTAAATGGCACCTCGATGTAATCATTTTTAATAAAAACATGGATTGTTGGAACCCCGTCTGTTATGAACTTCTTTCTTAGCTCTTCTTCTTTGTCAGCGTCCACTTGAAAAAAATTTAACTCATTTTCATATTTACTTGCAAGTCGTTTATAAATTGGCTTAAGCCTCACGCACATAGGGCAAGACTCTCTTGTAAACATTACGACGCTGGGGTTCCATGAATATAGCACAAACAAACTAAAGACGTCTTTCGTTATGCTTGAAACTTCATTCTTTTCTTTATCTGTTTCCTGTTGAGCCAAAACCGCCCTCTCCTCGTGTCGATTGAAGATTTAAAAACTCATCGGTCGCGACCTCTTCAATCCCGCAATGGACTATCGGGATTAAAACTGCTTGCGCAACTTTCTCTCCAGGTTCAATAATCTGTGTTTTGTGTCCTATGTTGTGCAGATTTACATACACTTCTCCGTTGTACCCCGGGTCCACTACGCACGCCCCGACTAAAAGTTGTCGCTTTGATGCGATCCCAGATTTATTCTTTATTTCCAACATAAAGCCATACGGGACCTCTACCTTAATTCCCGTCGCAATCAAGCGAGATTCTTTTGGCGGGACATGAAAATTGCTCGTACAGTCATACAACTTTTTATCACTTCCATCTGGGCAATAAAACAAATCCATCCCCGCATCAGATTCGTGAGCGCGCACGGGCAGTTTTGCGGCGCCGCGGATCCTATAAACTTTAAGTTTCATTTTTCTCTCCTACTTCAAACGTCTTAAATCGCCAAACTTTACACACAGCCTTGTTGCAAAGGCTAAATGTCCCATCTATTATAACTTTTGTTACCGGCCTTACTTCGCCACCTAAGCCAAAGATAACCTGTGTATCTCTTTCGCTATAAACCATTTCTTTGTGGGTTTGCCGCAATTTAAATTTGGAACTCCAACCAATCCAAAATTTAGAAGGGTAATCTTCATTCCATTTCCAGCCCTTTTTAGGTGTAATTTTTATGGAAGCTTGAATTTGATTTGAATTTTTTTTAAAAACTTTATCCACACTAAAATATGTCGGTGGCGCGCCCGTGGCGGTTACAAATAATAAACTTACAATTATGCCCATCTTTACCCCAATAGTTTAAAGTTGTAATAAATGCTTCTTGTGCTAAATCCCCACTGTTCATCGTAATCTAGTTTTGCCATGTAGGGTCGATTAATGTGTATCTTGTCTTTTTTACGCACACCCCAACATTTAATGTCGGTTTGTGTTGACGTGCTGTCGATGGTTCTTAGGATCCAATAGTCTTTTCCATTTTTAGTTTTTTTACTTATGATCTCTCTTGGAATGAACCACGCGACACCCAGGTCATTATCCCACTCCGCAATTGGGGGCACCTTGTAATAGTCTAGGCGGTCTAAGACTGTCCCAGTAATTACCATGTCCAGCGGGAAGACACCTGTTAGTGACGACAGATATTCAATTTTTTCTAGATCTGTGAAATCAGCCTCTGGTGTATATGTTTCAATATTGTCTTTAAGTTTCTTTTCGCTCTTTGGGCGGTCAACTGCGACTGCGGACCAAAAATGCTTTAACCCAACAAAACGGTCATCCATTAGGCAGTTAAGCGCCTGTGAACGTATAAGAACGTCAATCGCCTTTTTATTTAGCTTTGAGTAGACGATCTCCTTGTTAAAAAGGAATTCTTCAACCGTATTGAATGGCCGATTGTCTAGTATCTGATCAATTGCTTTCTCACCTAGGCCTTTAATTGAAGTCAAAGGCTG